AGTTGGGTAAACGATTGAACCAGCAGCTACTGCTGAATCAGCTGAGTAGCCTGAGCCAGCTCCGCCAACAACCTTTTCAATCTGTGTTGTCTCAATGAATACTGTGTCGTACAAACGACCAATTTCACCAAGCATGAAGTTACCTGGAGCTGCGTACTTTGTTACTTCGATAAACTCTGCGTTGTCGCGGAGCTTACGGCTCTGGTGTGGGTGAACGAAAGCAACATATGTCTCACCAAGGCGAGGGATGTTCTTTGTAGCAAGTGTCTCGACTGCATCCTTCACAGTGTGAGGTGTCAAGTCGAACGCACCAGTCATTGAAGCACGTGATGTGCCCTTTGTACCGTTTGCGTACCAGTTGTTTACAGCTGTTAGATCTGAACGATCCTCACCGTAGATAACTGATGATGCTGCCATGAGTGTGTCACGAGCCTGGCCATCAAGGTAGAGAGCCATGTTACGTCCAAGAAGACGTGAAGCTGATGCCATAACGTCATCGAATGATGCGTTAAGTAGGAGCTCTGATACTGCAATTGCGTATCCGTGCTCAGCAACAGTGATTGAGAACTGCTGTGCAGTTAGTGCGTTTGTTGACATACGTACGCCTTCAACCAATGGAGCTGCGAAGCCTAGGTTGTTGTAACGCATGAAGTTGATCTGTAGACCAGGTGCGACGCCTAGTTCTGTCTTCTTAACAGCGAACTGTTCGAAGCGAAGGATAGGCATTGACTGGAAAAGAATTTCCTTAGACCAGATGGTCTGAATTGCTTGTGTAAGCTGGCTGTTAGAACCAGAATACGCTGTAGGTGCTGCGGCTAAATTGCCGGTACCTGTTACGGCTGATGCCATGTCGGTGTTACTCCTTATTCATATATGTTAGGTTGGTTTTAAAAGGTAATTGCTTACCCGAAGAGTCCCTTGTTTTGATTGTTTGCTCCTGGGAACAAACGATCTCTGTACTTTGCGTATTCAGTAACCGACATTGCGGCAATTTGATCCGCGGTGAACTGTTGTTGTCCCGAGTTGTTTTCCATGGTTGGGGGCAAAGTAGTACTTGTGCCCTTCATATCACGACGAGCAGACTGCATAGCTTGCTGCGCCGATTCTAGGATCTTAGACGAACGTTCTCTAAGCCCAGTAATACTTTGTTCGATCTCGTCTGCACTATTTCCTGAGATTAGATCTACAAGCTCAGGCATAATATTATCTTGCTCTTCAGCAAGGCGACGATTACGGTAAGCTGTAAGTTCAGCATACTGACGCTCACGCTCTAGAAGTGCATCTTTACGAGCACCTTCTTGACGAATTTCTTCGAGTTGAGCTGTCCATTCTTGCTCCTTCTTTTCTAGAAGTGCACGAACGTCCATTTCAGATTCAGCTAACTTACGTGCTGCTTCTTCTTTCTCTTTCGCAATTGCGGCGGCTTCTGCAAGCTGCGCTTCACGATCCTTCTTAAGTAGATTAATTTCTTCTTTGAGCGAATCAATCTGTGGGTAAAGCTTTGACTTCTCTTGTTCCCGAACTCGTTGAAGATCTACTTCTGTATATCCTGACTTTGAATCTGTGACAGGAGTTACTATTTCTTGCTGTGCTGGTGATGCAGTACCTGTAACTTCAGAAGCAAATGCTTCTTGAGCCACTGCACTGTCAACAACATTTGATGTTGTTTCTGACATGCTTATTCCTTTAGGTTAAGAGGTCGTTGTCCGATTTAATGCCACGATGACCTGCGGGTTAGTTTGGTATACAGCCTGACAAATTTTTTACGATTTGTCAGCCTAAATCACTGGTTTTCTTCAGAATTAGGTGTATCGGTTTGGGTACTTGCACTCTGTCTAGGAGTTTGACTACCGTAAGCCTTTAAAACTATTTCTTGTTGAAGCTGTCCAAGTGTTGCTTCTTCAAATGGGGTAATGATTCCAGGTTGTCCTAATGGACCAGGACCAGTACCATCTCCAGGAGCTGCTCCAGGAGGAAGAGTTCCATCAGGCATCATACCAGTAAGTGATGTGATCGCTGAATTTATCTGCTGCTTCACAAGAGCAATAGCTCCATCTGCCTTAGCATCTTGAATAAGCTCTGCACGAATTTCTTCGAGTTTCTGATCTGGGAATTCCTCGCCAAGTTGACGAAGAGCACCTTCACGGCTTTCAAGCTGCATGTTCATCTTCTGCTGGATTTCGTTGAGTACAATCAACTTATCTAGTGGAAGTGGAGGAGGCATGTGAATAATTGATTCATAAGTAATTGGGTCTGCAAAATCAAGCTGTGCAAGTTGACCCTGCTTAATTGGGCCGTTAACAGCTGGGTTATAAGTAAACAGCTCTGGCTCTTTAAATGCAAGGGTTAAGAGAACTAGTTCGTTGATCCGCTCTAGACCTTCTTCGTATTGCACCAGCTTCTGGTGGTAACGATTCATCAAAGGCTGGTACTGAATAGCTAGGGCAACACCAGAGGTGTTAGAAATAGGTTGTACCTGACCAAGTGCGGTCTCAGGAACACCAACCATTTCGTGCATAGCCGTCTTAACGATTTTAAGGTACTCCATAGCCCCCATGAGGCCTTGCCCACCTCCGTCTAGGTTAAAGACCTGTGCGTCCTTAGGAAGGCCCGCCCAGACCTTCTTAGGGCCCTTTTCTAGAGAGGATGCTTTAGCGCCTGTGATAACTGTTACAGGGGCAGCGTGGTAGTTAATAATATCCGCAATATCTGTTGCAACTTCGTTGTAATTGCGGTTAAGAGTAATAACGTCGTGGCAATCAGAAAGTCCCCATGGAGATCCTGAAACACGTACGTTAGGAATGTGAATGACTGGAACTACGCCAATAGGGTTAGGACGGCTATCAATGAGCTCGTCGTTAATATATTCTTCGATGCGGTCATCAGTCAAAATTTCGGTGTAGGTATAAACCTGGCGTGTGCCTTCAATAGAGGTTCCCCAGAAACGATACTTAAGCTTGAAACGAATCAAACGTGAGCGGTCGTGTGGGTGAAACTCCGGAAATGCAAAAGAAGAGTTAAGGGGAAGAATACGTACACGTCCTGGATGAGGACGGCCGGTAGAGTCTTCGTAGGCTTCTTCATAGGCAACCTTAACAAAGCAGTCACCTGAGACTCCGCCTTGCTGACCCATTTCCCATAAGATACCGTGCTTGTCGTTGTCAATTTCCCACACACGCTTTAGAATGTCTGGGACGATTGCCTCAGTCTGTTGCGGGCTGCGGAACATAACGCCACGGCTAAAAGTAAAGTTAATAATAAAATCTGTAAAAGCACGGTAGTAGTTATATACCATTTGTGATTCGCCAATTTCACGGCGATAAGACCAGTGATGGCCCAGGTACATTGCCCAGTTAAGTGAATAACGATTTAGGCGTGGTCCGTGTACTTCGAATTCTTCATCAGCAAGTTCCACCAAACCAAGTGGTGAAATAGAGATGGTTAGATCAGATGATGCCGCCCTATAACTGGGAGGTGAAAAATCCATACCACCGCTCATTGATTACATCCTGACTTCATAGTTGCCCCCAACTTAAACGACGAAACCTGATTGTTTCTTCTTTTTTTCTTCTAAAGCTTTTTTACGTTTTTCTTTCTCAATATTTTCTTGCTTTACATCACGTAGTTTTGGATCAACTTCTTTAATTGAATCCACAAAGCCGCCGCCTTGTCTTGCATATTCATTTCCAAACCACTTAGCAGCTGGAAAACTTAAACCATTTATCTTACGAGAAGGATACTTTGCTTTAGCTTGCGCTAACAACATGTTGTACAACTTCGGATTATTCGGTTGTGCCATGGTCTCCTCCTATATAGGTCTCCAGCTCCGGAGAAAGGGGTACAGAGCTGGAGACCAGTATAGTCTATCGTATGTTTTAGTCTAAGACTGAAGCTGGGTTCATACGCTCCTGGCGGGCGCCACTGCGTACAACCTCTTCGATAACGACTGTAGAGTGATCTCCAAAGTTACCTTGAGCGAACTCGCCTAGGTATGTTGGAGCTTCTACCCATGCAGCTGATCCAACGTGAGCACGCTCACGCATTGTCTCTTCTGCATACTTTTCCATAACGTTCATGTTGTGGTTAGGACGTCCTTCTGGAGTGTCATAACCTTGATCCAAACCAAGTTGGAAGTCATTTGGTACATCTGTGTCTGTTGCAATACCTTCTTCAAAACGAAGTGGGCCACGTAGGCCTGGTGTTGCAGGTGACATCTTACGTTCGTAAGTTGCGCCTACCTTCTCAGGGAACTGAGGTGTTGGGGCGATATTTTCTACTGCCATTTTTTATTCTCCTATAGGATTGGGATTGAGGTCCTCATGCATTATTCTCGCTTCTATTTAGGTATTAGTCAGCCTAAAGAGGTACTTTTTAGAAGAAAGGACTTGCTGAAACTTCAATTGTTGGCATAACTAGTTCTTGGGTAAGGGAGCACGCTAATGCTAGTGAGTCCACGAAGTCATCGTGGGCATGGACCTCATCTGGAGCAGCTACCAAAAAGTTAGGGCCTTTGTACTGGACTTCGGCATCTGTCATCTGTTGGTAAAACTTTTTCCAAATACGTAGGCGACGGGTCTTAGCATGAGAAGGCCAGGATACCATCTGACGTTGAATTAACGCTTGAAGGTGTTTCCAACGCTTTGACTGCTCTGTAGGGCTAGATGTAACCGGAATTACTTCTGCACGAGGCATCAAGATCTTTAATCTTCCGGCCACTGCATCACCAACACCATTGGCGTCGATTCCAATTGCAAGCACATCATAAGAGGATAGGAACTGCTGAATTTGGAAATACTGCTCTTCCCAGTCATCGCCCTGCATTTCAAGCCAATTTAAAACTCTATGGTCATAGTAACCGTACTCATCGGGACGATCCCAGTCTACCCACACAACTGTTACTACGGTGGAGTCCATCTTTCGTGCAGGATCGATGCCGACCACAACCGGGGAACGGTGCCAAGATTTAACAATTTCTTGTGATGTATCACCTAGATCGTCCATAATTGAGGTTGTAACGAACATACCTCTTTCAAGCAACCATTTGCAGTTGTATGAAAGCTGAAACTCGTCAGAGTCCTCACTGATGCGAAGCATTTCTTTTTTAATAAACTTTTCGTAGTTAGGGTTTACCTTTGCTACATCTCGCCAATCCCACTGAAAATGGTTCTGCTTTGCATTTCGGCTAGTTTGTCTACGCTTGTTAAACTGGATAGCTTTATAGAAGTTATTCTTATGTGTTGTCGGGGTGCCTGTTTTAACCATAGTAGCGTTATAGTACGCACCCATAGGCGAAATAGACTTAGCCACTACAAAGTCGTCTGCTTCTTGACACTCGTCAATAATAATAAGATGGAAAGACTTAGATTCAATTTTAGCTCTAGGGTTAGCGGTCATCATCATAAGGCTACTGCCTGAGTTCTTAAGGCGGATGTTTCTTACTACGCCAGGCGTCTTAGAAACCATGTCGTCAATTTCAGGATCCCCAAGTACGTCCAGAGCAGCTTCGCTAGTTAGGCGGGATACTGTACGTGAATATAGGGTTTCTACCTGTGATTGAACTGGGGCAAACATTCCCACCATAATTCCATCACCAAACTTACCCATTAACTCTGGGTACATTTTGGCTAGGCGTGGAAGGATAACCATAAGGGTGGCCACTGTATTAGCAATAGTTTCTGACTTACCACTCTGACGAGAAGCAAGAGCAGTGATTTCTTCACCATCATTAATAATAACGGACTCAATTAACCTACGTGCTAGAGGTTGCTGGTAAACGTGTAGCTCATGGCCCACCAAGACTTTCATAAAGCCCATGATCTTTTCTACAAGAGCTTTTACAAATTCTTTAGATAGCTCATCCAAGCCATCGTCTTCAACTTCTTCTGGCAGAATATTGCCAAATTCGTCAAAGTCTTCCGGCCCTAGCTCGTCAAACTCAGCAGTTGTCACAGGCCGTGTCTTTCACTAAGAGTATTTAAAATAGCATTAAGAGACTCAGCACCTAGTCGTGCCTCTGCCAAATTATCTTTGTATTGTGTTTTTTGCCAAGCAGACAAGTTACGACCAACTGAGTACATAATTTGATCAGTCCAATTAAGAAGTTCCTGAGTAGGCAAAGAATTTACTCTTCGCTGAACTTTAGTAAGTTCTTTCGTAGTTTTGCTTTTTCTTTTAAAGATCTTCATACGGTGCCCCAAATCTAATCATATCCCAATCAACTTCATCTTCTTTCATACTGCGGCCATTTACCGCATTAGTTAGTGCTTGACTTTCAGTATACTGTTTAACCCACTTACCTATAACAATAGACTTCCTTGTTAGTGGAAAGCGTAAGCACCAACCTTTACCAAAACGGTAAGGTTCTTCTATCTCTTGTGTTTCTGCACGCTCTAGTACTACTGGTGGTTTTACTGGGTAGGTCATTAAATGCCAGTAAAACTTCCCAACGTCATGCGTCTTCGCCATTATTTTCGCCCGTTCCCTCGCACCAGTGATCTGGTACTTCATGCTCTAATACTATCACAGTACACTCTTTACAACGAAAAAGCTTAGGTGATTTAAAGTCATTCTGCGCTGTAGCGCCTCGTTCATATTCTTCATCAAATGGTACATAATCTGTAATTATTTCCGGAGATGCATATAACTCTGCTGGAAACGGCCCCCGTGGTGCATGGGAACTAGATGGTACTGCATGACCTTGTTTTGTAATAATTCTTTGTACGATTCGCATTTTTACCCCTTTTTTAACCTTCTGTGATCTATCTTACACTATATTTCCGTTTGGCGGTTGCACCAACCCTGTATTTACTGCTAGGATAGATATAGGGACAGGAAACTGCCCCAACACTAACTACGTAACAAAAGGGTTGCAACTAGCTCGGCAGACAGACGCTGAGCTATTTTTTATCTGGTGACAGTAGATAAGAGATTCGGGTTGGCCTTCTAGCCTAGGAGATAGTGTGAAGTTTAATGAGAACATCCTTTTAAAAGCAAAAGCAACCTTAATGGTGGTTATGTTAACCATAGTTACCACAAACGAAGCTTATGCGGTCTATAAACGGGTTGATACGCCCACTGTGATCACGGCCCCTGTGGTAGTT